ATCATCGCCAGCGTTGCGTGATGCGGGGCCAACGCCTGGGCCAAGTCACGTGCCGGGCCGTCGAAAGCGCTGGTGGCCTCGTCAACGCCAAGCGGGCTGATGCAGGCGTGATAGCTGTCGAGCAGGAACAGCGCGCCAGGGTTGGCCGCTGCGACCCCGCCTAGGTGCTCGATCCCCTCTGCCGTTAAATGAAGCGGTGCGCCTGTATGCCAAAGCATCTCGATCGGCCCGCCCATGTCGCCTTCCGGCGTGACCAGCCCCTCGCGCTTAAACAGCGTGAACCAATCGTTCTCAGGCTGGTCCGTGCCGACGATGAAGACCTTGGGACAAGCGCCATGCAGGCGCAGCCCGCAGAATTCACCGTCGCCGCGCCACCAGGCGCCGATCATCCCGACCATCAACGCTGACTTCCCGACCTTGGGCGGAGCCACCAGCAAGTTGAACGTGCCAGCCATCAAGACGCCTTCCCAAGCCCAAGGTGTTGGCGTGGTGTCCATACGCTCGCCACGAAGGCGGGGCAGGGTTACGCCGGCAACCTCCCCGCGAGCACGAGCCAAATAAACGGCGGCAGTGCGTTCGCTGATTGGACAGGCCAGCTCCTCAGCCATGAGGCGGAGCCGTTGGTTTTGCAGGAACGGATCAGATTCGTCAGAGAGGACCGCCTTTGCGGCGGACTGGACGCGCGCGAGGAGTTCCTTGTGATCGCTCAGGCTTTCTGGACTGATGAAGACTTCGGAGTCTTCGGGTGTAGTAACCATCCTTCGCTCTGGAGGGGGAATAGAAGTTTTGTTGGGAGTAGATGCGAAGGCGCTCTAACTCGCGAAAAGCAGCAAGTTCTGCGCTGGTTTCGTAAGGGTGAGCCGCTTCCCAAGCATCGAGGGCGGCATCAGACCGCGCGCGTTGCGTTTTTGAATAGTGCCCTAAAAGGACAAGCTCTTCATCGCAATCGGCTGGAAGAGAAAAAGGAACCCACTGAAGAAGTTCGTAGGCGCGAAGCTCCTTATCAATCACGCGGCAACGGCTCCGGCTCGGAAGCGATGGCCTTTTGCAGTAGCAGGTTGACCCAACCAGTGAAGCTCACCCCGATCGGCCGCTTGCGCTCGACCTCGTCAGAAACGCGTGGGTCCAGTCGCACGCGTGTTGGGTTGGGATCCAGGATGGGATCGTTTTGGATCAGTTCAGGCATCAAGAAGGGGTTGCTTCCGCGCCAGATCATGCCAAGGTTGGCCGGACTTGCAACCCCCCGTTGATCGATCCGATTTCGGACTTGAGCCTTGACCACGCCTCGCACCGCTACACCTACAAGGGCCAGCTGCTTGCCCGCTCTGTTTCCGAGGTCATCGGGCACGACCTGACACCCGAGCAGCGCGCCGGCATGGAGCGTTACAAACACGGCCCTGATGGATGGGCTGCCAGGGGAACGGCAATCCACAAAGTGCTCGAGCACCACCTCAAGGGCGAGCCTTGCGTGATGGATGACAAGTGGAGCCCGTGGGTTGACGCGTTACTTGATGAGTCAATCTTTGGCCGCTTTCAGCTGCTGGCCTGCGAGTTCCTGCTGGTTGACGAGCGCCGGTCGATGGGCGGCAGTTTCGATTTCTTAATCGAATTAGAGGAGCTGGGCGTGCCGGAAGGCAAGGGGCTAATTCTTTTAGGAGACCTCAAAACCGTTTCTCACAAGACCGGCGTTGGACGGCGCAAACCAGCAACGGCGCAATTGGGTGCATACCTCTCCATGCTCAAACGGCTGCGGCCAAAGGTGCAGGTGAGTCAGTGCGTGACAGTCGTGTCGGGGCCGGAACGCTGCAAGGTCATCAGGGAGGATCCTGACGACTGCCACGCGGCTTGGGAAGAAGCGTGGTCTCGCTACAACCTTGATTTGCCTGAGTTTTGATGAAGTGCCCTCATTGCGGATGCTCGTGGATCAGCGTCCTGGAATCGCGCCACACGAACGCCAAAGCCATCAGTCGACGTCGCAAATGCAAGGTGTGCGACCACGTTTGGGCCACAGCAGAAATCAGCGTTCCCGACGACGAATGGGGCTACAGAGCAACGCTCAGACCCGATCAGCGAGAAAAGTCGGAGTTCGGCGTAAAAGCAACGATGCTTGAAAGACTCCAGGCCGCCTAAACCGTGCGGACGTTGCGGACGTTCTGCATCGGTGTTACGTTGCGGGGCGTCCGCGCCTCTTCTGCGCTCATGACCATTTCACTGCCCACACGCGAGAAGCCGGCAAAGGCTGACTTTCCTCGCATCGAAAAAGATCCCTTTGAGGTCGTTGAACTCATCAAGAGTGATGAGCACGCCCTCACCAACATTTTTCTTGAATCGTCTGCTTGGGCTCCATGGGTTTGGAAAGGCTCTGACCTTGCGGCCCCTCTTCGCGCGCTTTTCATTGCTGAATCACTTGGCCTTCTTCATCAAGACGAAAGCCAGCGAACAAAAGATGTGCCCATCACAGATATCACTGCAGCCGTCAACCGTTGGCTAATGGATCGTGGTCAAAACCCCGTGGCCGAGACGACGATCTACGCCAACCTCAAAACTGCAGCCATGTACGTTCACACGGCGCTTGGTTTGAGCATCGTCCCAATCAAAAAGACGATGACCGTGCGTTTGACCGATCAAAAGCAAAACACGGCAAACCTAGAGAAATACTTTGCTGTTGCAGAGAAACAGCTGATCAAAATTCTTGACGAGTTGAAGGTTGCCAAGAGCCACAACTGGGAAACGCAGCACATCCTTGACCGCGTTGCCAGCGACACAGGCTTACGGATCGGACCAGCCAACTAATCAACCCAGGGGGCTCCGGCCCCCTTCTTCATTGAGACACGCTTATGACTTCTGCAATCACTCCTGAAATCGTTGACGTCGAGATCCTTGAAGAATCTCCGATGACGTTACGCGAAGTAGAAGAACTCGTTGCCGCAGAGACTGCAATCGCAACTGCTTATGCCGATAAGCTGCAGCGCAACCTTGCGATCGGGGCTGGTCTTACGCAAATTTTTCGACGCAAGCTTTACCGAGGCGAAGACGGGGGACGGAAATGGCCTGAGTATCTCAAGCAAGAGTCGCGCAAATTTACCCTCGGGGATGATCCGATGGGACCCGATACAGCTTGGTACTTAAGAGGGTTTTACCAGTTTCGTTGCGAAGTGTTACCGCAGTCCGGCCACGGCCTGGAGGGAATTGAGTTGCCGGCCTCGCCAAGACAAATCCGACCTCTCTTGGGTCAGTTAAATAGTCATCCCGAAGCCGCGATTGCAATTTGGAAAGCCGCTTGCACCGATGCTGGGAAGAACAAAACGCCAACGTTTGACCAAGTGCAACGGGCTGCTCTAGCGCACAAGGCCAATGAAAACAACGAGGCAAGACGTCTGAGCGCCGCGCAAAAGGAACAGCTTGAAGCCGCGCGCAGCAAAGCCATGGACGTTTCGCTTCGGCAGGCGGACCAAAAACGAAAAGAGCACGATCGCCGAGATCCTGTGCCGGCGGCTGAACCAACTGTTCCTGGCTGGACTTTGCCGAAAGACGACGGTGCTCTTGATGCCATCGAAGAGTGCAAGGAGATCACACGCGCAATCAACAAGGCGCACGAGGCCGTTGGCCTGCTGCGCGGCATCCTCTACAAACGCATCAGCGTTCACGGGCGCGATTACATGGGCTTCCTGCGGCAGGTCGATGCCGGCGTTTACAGCCTGTCGACCATCGACCACGAGGTCCAGCAGATCGGGGAGGACGTGGACTTTGTGCTGGCGCTGCTGGTCGCAGACGTTGGCGAGGGCGAGCTGTCCCAGACCACGGTCGACCTTTCGGCAATTCCGACACGAGAGACTTGACGGGCGCGCCACGCCTAGGCAATGTGTGGGAGCCGAGAGGCACTGCTCAATTGCTTTTTTGACATGACTCCCCTGGAGCGTCTCAACCGCGCGCTTGTCATCCGCAAGGCCCTGACCGACCTGATGACAGCCGAAGAAGCCGAAGCCCACGAGGGCATCACCGATTACCTCGAGGATTACGTGCGCGACCTCGTCATCGATTACGAGAACAGCATCAAGGTCGACCTCCCCTCCTTCTTGTCCTGACCCAAGGCCCTTCGGGGCCTTTTTCTCATGAACACCAGCGACCTGCCAATTTTCAACCATCCGACGGCACCGCACAACGGCGTCGACACCAGCCGAGAGGCAGCCGACAGCGTGCGCGATCAACTCAACGCCATGTGCAAGCAAGTGCTTGAGGTCGTCCGCAGTTGCCCAGGCGGCCTCACCTGTGAGCAGGTTGAGCAACTGCTCGGCATGAAGCATCAAACCGCTAGCGCCCGGCTGCGCGACCTGATGTGCCTTGAGCCCTGCCCGCTTGAGTTTCGGCCTGATGAGAAGACAGGCAAGCCCCAACGTCGGAGCACCGCTTCCGGCAGAACCGCCCGTATCTACTTTGCAAAATGACTGAAACCACCGACTTCGCAGCCAAAAGCAAGTTTCTTCACGCCCAAACCAAGTTTGTTCACGAGGACAAGGGCTACAAGCTCGTGCTGGAGCGCTATCAAAAAATGTGGGACGAGGTGCACGAGCAAGAGCGTCAAATCTTGATCGAGGGCAGAAAGGTTGCCCGAGTCGTCCGATTGATGGACATCTGCATCGAGAAGTTCTGCGAATGCGCTGACGTTGCTGAGGGAAGTGATGAGGACAAAACGCTGCAGCAGTACACCGGCGAAAACGCCGAGTCTTGGTGGCATGAGTTTGAGCAGAGCAAAAATCTGCTTCAAGAGCTGCTTCTTGACCAATGCAGCAAGGTTTTGACCGCCAAGTACAAAGCGAAAAAGGTGAACGAGGAGGCCAAGCTGCATTGCGATCAGTTGAGCGCCGCAAGAACTGAAGCTGAAAAGCGTTACAAAGAATCGCTTGAGAAAAACGATTGAGCAGCTTCACCTTCACGGTCATGGGCAAGCCTGCCCCACAGGGGAGCAAACGCTCCCTCGGTGGTCGAGTGATGATTGAGTCCAGCAAACGCTGCAAACCGTGGCGGCAAGACGTCCGCCACACGGCATTGGACTTGACACCTGAAACGTGGCGCGCCACACTACCGATGAAGGTCGAGGTCGACTTTCTTTTCAATCGCCCCAAGGCGGACTACCGCACCAACGGCGAGCTGAAACCATCTGCTCCACTTCATTTGACCAAGCGCGTCGGCGATGTTGACAAGCTTTGCCGCGCGCTACTTGATGCCATGACCGGCGTTGTCTTTGATGACGACTGCCAGGTCGTGACGCTTATTGCCCACCGCCGTTATTGCCTCTCACATGAGCGACCAAGCGCAATCATCACAGTCACAGCCCTCGGCTGAACTGGTCGCCGCTCTGATCAAATTTCAGCAGTCGGTTCCGACCATTCACGACAACGACAACAGCTACCACGGTGGCTTTGCCAACCTGCCCGGCATACTTTCAACCATCGGGCCAAAGCTGCGCGAGAACGGCCTTGCCGTTTCACAGCTACCGGAAGAAATCAACGGCCAGCCTGGCCTCCGCACGACGTTGCTCCACACCAGCGGGCAAAGCCTGACCGCCGTCACTCCGCTTGCGGTCAACGCAGGGAAGAACGGAACCCAAGAGTGGGGGAAAGCAATGACCTACTCCCGGCGCTACGCTTTACAGGCGGTGCTTGGCCTTTGCGTTGGCATTGAGGACAACGACGCGGACATGGAGCCAGAGCCAGCGCGCACGCGCACGATTGAGCCAAAGGCAAAGCCTGCTCCTGCAGCAGCCCCTGCAGTTAGAACCGACCTGACTCCTGCCGAAAAGCAGACCTGCATAGACATGGTCAAAGCAATCGGCCTGAAAAAAGACGATGGCGGTTGTGGCAAGCCAGCGGAGATGAAAAAGATCCTCAGCGAATTCCGCGAGGCTTTTGAAATCAAAGCCGAGAAGGTCTCCGACGGCATCCAAACTGTGGTCCATCAAGAATGGATTGCCAAGCGTTGCCAGGCTGTTGAGGCATGACCGATGGACAGACATCACAAGCGCGTCGTGATGCACGGCGGCGCAAGTTTCAATTCGGTGTGCGGTTGGATTCCGATCTAGCCGCGCAACTGCAGCACTACGCCGACAAACGGCACGACGGCATCATCAACGCTGCTCTTCAAACGATCATCCTTAAATTCTTCAACGGCAAGTAATGGCTGACTTCAACATCGGTTTCGTCCAGTTCACTCAACTTGAGGAGGACAAGCGGACAGAAAAAAGCCCAGACGTCACAGGCTCCATCGAGGTTCTCGCAACCGACGTCGACGCACTGATCAACTACCTGCAAACGGCAGAGCGCGAGGAGGACTACCGAGGCGACGAGGTGGTCAAGCTGCGCTTGGCTGGCTGGAACGGCATGACCCGCAAGAACAAGCCCATGCTGAAAGGCAAGCTGAGCGAGCCGTATCGCCCTGACGCCAAGCCTGCGGCAACTGTTGCGGCAAGCAGCGGCGGCGACTTCGACTTCTGATTAAAGGGGCATCATGCGTGCAGTATCGGAAACGCCTGCAGGGTCGGGTGGTGCCGTCCTTTGGTTGCGCTTCGAGTAAGTCCCCGCCTTCTTATGACAAAGCCCATCATCAAGCAGGTCAACAGACACGGCGTCGTTCACTGGGAGGTGACACACCAAGGCATGACGCGCTTCTTCTTGCACGATTGGAAAGCACGCTGGTATTACGAGTCATGCGTGAGGTACTACCGCACCAAAATTTTGGGCAGGGGTTCCTAATCCCAACAAGCAATCTTGGCGTCAAGTTCCCCAATACGCCCAACTGCTTGGCTAAGCAGTTTTGATTGATGAAAGTTTTGACGAACAAGCGAAGCGCATATCAGTTTTAGTTGCTCCTTATCGTTGCAGTTTTGAACGTTTCTAACGCTGCGTTCAATCTCGAAAAGTTCCTCGTGAGAGGGCTTGACCTGCATCCAAGTTGCCCAGCCCATCAGATTGTTGCAGAATCTTTCTTTCCGAATAGTACGCACCGTTTTTTTGCATGTCCATGGTGTCTCTGACCCAAGGCACCAGCCAATCATTGACCCGTGAACATTGATCCCAGTTCACTGGCTTGGCGCACTGCACAACCACAGTCGTCCAAAACGCACTTATAAACGCCCAGACCCAATAGAACTCACTCATTAACGAGAATCACCCAGCCCGTCGAATCGCCTTCCGCTTCCCAGCGTGGCTTGAATGCAGCCTGCCTCACATGAACGTTGCGACCCAAGTGCGGGTTAGACCAGCCGCCCTTTTCCATTTCGGGGAAGCCGCGTGGGTCTTGAAGCACCCAAAGAGGATCGTCAGAGTGCTTCTGGGAGTAGCCAGAAATGACCGCCCAATGACCGCATCCCAAGCCATTGCACATTGGTGGTTCGCCCAGGAGCATGTTGCCTGCTGAGAGATAGCCCACGAGGACTGGTCTGCCGTTTTCAATCTCCAGCTCAACCATCTCAGCGTTGCCGTCTTTGCGAAACTCAGCCTGCAAGCCAAGGCTGCGCAGCGCTGCCAGCTGTGCTTCTACTGATGTGGTGTCACCGAATTTGGCCCTGATCTCGTTGTACTCATCATCCGTCTTAACCTTGGAATAAAACGCCGCCACCATTCCAGCGGCTGAGGAAAAGCACTCCCTGTAACCAGTGCCTGTCTTGTTGTCGAGCTGCTTGAAGTAGGGCATGTAGACCTCTTGGTCATAGCCACTTGCCTTCCAAGCCTGAAACCACTCTGCGTCTTCCTCCAGTAGCTCCGGCGGCATGGACTCCTCAAGCTGTTTAACAGCAGCCATGCGGTAGGGCGCATCTTTGGAAAAGCGTTCAAAAAACGGCAGGAGTGACAGCACGCCCAGCACCAGCAGCAAGATTATTTGGATGATGCCGGACGCCACCTACTTTTCAACTCTCGTGTCCGGCAACAGCAAATCCTTCAGATGCTTGACCGCAAGGTCATCTAAATCGTTGTCCGTGCGAGTGACGATCTTCTCCAGCATTGCCACGATCAATTCCTTAAACGCTCTTGATTTCCATGCGGTCATCAAGATCGGCTTGAGAATCAAAAGCATCGGACTGCCTTGAATAGCACCAATACATTAGTGCCTATCTGTATGTCCTTCCAATCGAGCCACTGAACGCTCCAATTCGTTCAACCTGGCAAAGACCTCAACATCTTTGGTCTTGATGTCGTCGTGCAGGATTTGTAGCCTGCTGGACAAATTGTCTACAGCAGTCGTCAACCGCACCAAAGAGTCACGACCTTGTTGGCTTTGACGATTCAAACCTGAAACACCTAGCCCGGCTACCGTGACACTGGCGCCTGCTACGGCGGCCCAGATTTCAACCATGACCCGCCCCTAACACTCGCTCAATCATGGCAGAAACACCGCAGACCAAGCCGGAAGAACAAGAGGAGCAAGGCCATTCGTGGTTAGGCGATGTTGTGCGCGTGACCATCCTGCTGTGGTCGATGGGCATCCTGACGGCAAACTATCTCGGCATCTTTTCTCAGTCCGTTGATCCGACTTTCCCGGCATCGTTGCTGACAGGGACCGCAGCTTCTTACTCGCCAGCCCTCGGCAAACTCGGCAAGAAAAAGAAAGACGACAACGGCGTTATCGTAGAAAGCAAAGACACCAAAGCTGGCATCAAATGACCCGCGCACTTTTGGTATTGGGCATCACCTTGGCAGCGGCTTTGCCCGCTAAAGCGGACTTGACTCATCGACTGAGTAGCAGCGTCCAGTTAGATGTGGGAGGCGCTTCGACTCGTGCAGTTCGCTTGCCAAACAGCTTCAGCATCAGCGGTAGCGGAATTGATACCAGCGTTACCGCAGGCGGGTCAACTACAAGTGACGCTCTTGGAGGGCTTGGGGCAGC